TATCTTTAAGTAACTTTTTAAATAAATATTATATTTATTTACAAATTTAACCATTATGCTTTATAAGGAAATAATTTCAACATATTTGTGTTATATATTGAATAATTTGGGTCGTAACTATTAGCACCTACTCCATTACCATAACAAATACCACCTCTCTGTTTATGCCTTCTATTTTTACGTGTTTTTCTTCCCTTTTTTCCATATCTTTTTTTAGTACTTCTTCTACGTTTTTTGCCACCAAATAATTCATCAGCACCTGTTGTATAACCACTATTATCTGTTTCTGTTGTATCTAAATTAGCTAAATCTTCAAAATCACCTGGTACAATGCTTTGTTCTGTAGTATAACCACTATTTTCACTTGTATTTAAATGAGACAAATGTAATGAACCTTGAGATTGAAACGAATCATCGTTGCCCATATCTAAGTTGTGAGAATCTTCATCATTATGTGGAATAGGATGTAATACATCCATACCACCTTTCATAGTTCCACGTCTTACTCTTTTTTGTATTCTATGTCTAGTATGTCGTTTTGCCATAATATATTATTATCAGATTTAAATATATTTATCTAAGATATTTCCATTTTTATCAAAAATCCAAATCTCATAATTTAATCCTAAATCTTTACCTGCTTTTTGTTTTTCAAACACATTATTTTTTTCTTGATTAGTAAACGTAGATTTAACTTCAATACATCTATTTTGACTTTTAATGTAAAAATCTACATAATGTCTTCTTCTTTTTCCATTTTTGTCATTTATCCATATTTCAGGAACATCTTTTCTTTTTGTAATAATATCATCTTCGTAAATTTTTTCGACTGAAAGTAAATAATCCAACATAAAGTTTTCATAACCTTGAAGATATATTTGTTTTCCTGATGGCAGAGTGTATTACTAATTGTCTAAAGTTTTTGGTAAATTTTTTTAAGCAATCAATACATTTAAATTCAATAAAGCTTTCTCTTGTAATATCATTATTGCTATTATTATTAATAAGAGTTATTTTGTTTTCATTACAATAGGTAATTAGTGTGTCACTATTATATTTCATTCTTATGTATAAATAAAATTTTATATTTAAATTATTTTCATAAAAGCATATTTTTATTATTTTATGAAAAATTTATTTTACCTTATCATTTATGGTCTAAAACCCACCTGGAAATTTTACAAGATTCGCTCCAATACCAAATCCAGCACCTGATCTTGCTGTAACTCCCATGGATGGGACATAGGTATCAAGAATGCTAAATGTTGCGGCGGCAGTTAAAGAAATTAATACAATTTCCTCAATATTCAGAGAACGTTTAGGAATAGCATAAGCAGCAATAGCAACCATCAAACCTTCTACAAGATATTTGATAATTCTCTTAACAAGTTCACCAACGTTGATTAAACCGTTCATTATATTAATAAATAAGAAAAAATAATTATTGCGATAAAAAACTTAAAAATAAATAATTAAATTAATTATATGGATAGAGCTAAATCTAAACAATCTAAAAAAACTGGTTTTGAGAGAAAATTAGTTAATGGAAAAGAAAATGCTAAATACGTTGATTTATTAGAAGAGGATAAACCAATCGCTGGACAGAAATTTGTATGTATGTCTTTTTGTTCTCCCGAAAAAGTTCTAAAGCAAAAGGAAATTTTTTTTTTCGAAGAGTTCCTAAAGAATTGTGAATTTAATAAGTCTATGGAAAAATTCCTACAATTTATAAATTTTATTTCTTATAAATATAACATGTCATTTGAAGAGTTGAATAAAGATTTTAAAGACTTTGTTCAAGAAGAAAAAGATAATTTAGTTAAATCAAATTTAGCAGATGATTATAAAACATATATCGACAATCATGAAGACGATATACAAAAGAAATTTGATATTGAAAATAATTTTCAAACAAGCACAAGAGGATTGAAAATAAGAGGTGTTTATCCAACACAAGAAGAAGCTGAATTAAGATGTAAAATGCTAAGAGAAATAGATCCAAATCATGATATTATGGTAGGGCCTGTTGGTATGTGGATGCCATGGGATCCAGAAGCATATAAGACAGGACGTGTTGAATATATGGAAGAAGAGCTAAATCAATTGATGCACGAGAAACAAAAGAATGAGAATAATGCTAAACAAGCATTTGAACAGCGTGTTAAAGAAACAAAGCAAAAGGCTATAGAAGAAAATATTAAGAATGCGGAAAAATCTGGTAATACATTATCACAAACTATTGATGAAAATGGTAATTTAATTGGTGTAAATAATACCAATACACAGGAATTTTCTCTTGGTGAACAGGAAAATATCTCAACTGCTGATATTTGTAAAGAATTATTTGAAGGTGAAAGTATTGTGGTTGGAAAATCAGATTATGGTCAAAGTCAATTAAAATCTGGACCTTTTGCTACAAATAAAAAATAAATAAAATAATTATATTTTAACCAATATGAGATTTTTCATATTACCAACTACTTGTCTTTTTAACATTAATTCTCGGGCCTGCGCCTCGTTTTTTAGTCTTATTTGGGTCATATTGTTCTTCTTGGTCTTCATCAGGTAATCCTTTCGATAATTCCCAAAATTCTTTAGACCCTAATTTAAAGTCATTATGATTATCTGCTTTATAATAAAAGACTTGGTCATTTAATTTATTAGATTTAGAGTTATTATTTATTACCAAACACTCATAATTTTCGGTACATTGATCCATAACTTGACAAAAGGCTTCAAATGTTGGAAACATTCCAGCATAGTTCTCATATATTCTTTTTCTATTCGCAATGTAATTTTCTCTCAAAATGAAGACATAATCTATATTGGTTCTCAGTGTTGGAGGGATACCTAATGGATATTGCATAGTAATAACCAACATAATCTTCCAATGTCTACCGTTCATAAAGAGTAGACGCATAAGTTTATCGCGAGACCATGTATTGTCATATAAACAATCATCTAATATAACAAATGCTCGTGGATCAATGGTTGTGCGTTTATAAGTTTCCATTTCTTTTTTAACTTGTTTTAAAACAGTCCTTTGACGCTTTAAAATATTCTCAATAATTGCTGAATTATATTCATGATGTATGAATAATCGTGGAACCATTTTACCATAAAATCCATTACCTTCTTCTGTGCCAGATATTACTGTTCCAATCGGAATATCTTGCTGGTAATATAGTAAATCACGAACTAAAAAGGATTTACCAGTATCACGCTTACCAATTAGAACTACAACAGGTCCTTTATTTTCATTAGGCTTAAACTGGATGCTTTTCATATCAAATTTCCTTAGTTCTAAAGTCATATATATACTTTTAAAGAAAAATTAGTTAAATTTAACGCTAATAAATTTATATATTTTACACCTTTGGATATTTAAAACGCCTATTTTTAGCGAAGTAAATTTAATTAAAATGTGAAATTTTAGAAACTTTTATATAATAAATACTTTAGAATTTTTTATCAAAATTATATATGTTCATTAAATAATAAGTTAAAAATACATTTAATTTATATTTTAATTCACTAAAGATGTTGACTATTAATTATCAGAAAAGAAAAAATTCTGAACTATTTAAATCTTTTGAAGATTCTAACTCACTTTTTCTCTCTAAAACACAAAACTATATACCAATTTACAGAAGATTCTTTAATCTAAATGATAGTAATTATAATACTATTAATCTTAATAATAAATGGTATATATCTAATATTAACCCTGAAGAAGAAATAAGAGACAATGGTAATATTTTTATATGTAAAGTAAAAAATATAGAAACTAATAAAGTTAAAGAAAAAGAAGTATTTTTTAAAATGGCACCATTACTGGATCCATATAAATATATGGTTGGTAAATATGATATATCAAACGCAAAATTATTCAATTTACCAAAATTAAATTCTACTACAGATGATTGTAATTCAAAAATTATAGATCTAAATAATTCTGCTTATGTTGATGGGTTATTTTTGTTCTTAACAAATCAACTAAAACATTCTTATAAGTTTATTCATGGTATAGAATATTATGGCTCCTTTTTGGCCATTAAAAATGATTTCAAAATAAATGTATTCGATGATATTGATTATTTGACTGGTTCAGAATTTTTTAGTAATAATAAAAATAATCTATTCAAAATAGATGATTATGACCATTTATTTACAAATGAATCACCAAACTTAAAACCAATTAAAATTGGAAATAATATAAGTATTAAATCATTAAATTCTATTGATAATCAAATGTTTGATGGTGTATTTGAGGATAATAATAATGCTATTGATTTGAATGATTTAAAGGATATGTCATTAGAGTTAATTGATATGAATAATGTTACATTACAAAGTGAACATCAAGTAACATTAAAATCGCATTCTACATGCTCTTCACGTTCATCTCATACAAATGACGATGATTTAGATAATAATTGTGAAAATTGTGAAACTAATTCAGATGAAATGTATAATGAATGTTGTGAAAATATATATGAAGAAAAAGGAGATGAAGAAGGAGAAGATGATGAAGAAGAAGATGAGGAAGAAGAAAGAATAAATGTTACTATACCTAAATTTCCAGTTCAAGTTATTGGCATGGAATATTGTGAAAATACATTCGATAGTTTAATTTTAAATAATGAATTGACCATAGAAGAATGGTATTCATGTCTTATGCAAATAATAATGATTTTAATAACTTATCAAAAAGCATTTCATTTTACACATAATGATTTACATACAAATAATGTAATGTATAACAAAACAGATAAGAAATATTTATATTATTGTTATAATAAGAAGTACTACAAAGTTCCAACTTTTGGCCGCATATTTAAAATTATTGATTTCGGAAGAAGTATATTTAAATTTCATGGTAAATTATTTTGTAGTGATAGCTTTCAGTCGGGTGGTGATGCGGCAACTCAATATAATACAGAACCTTATTTTAATGATAAAAAACCAAGATTAGAACCAAATTATAGTTTTGATTTATGTAGATTAGCATGTTCTATTTTTGACTATATAATTGATGATTTTGAAGAGATAAAAGATTTTAGTAAAATTAAAGATCCTATAAAACGTCTTGTAGCAGAATGGTGTTTAGATGACAAAGGTATTAATATGCTTTATAAAAATAATGGTATAGAGAGATACCCTGATTTTAAATTATATAAAATGATAGCCAGACATGTTCATAATCATACACCTCAAGCTCAATTAGAAAGACCAGAGTTTGACGCATTTTCTAAAGGAATAAATGGAGATATCAAAAATATGGACGAAGTTATTAATATAGACAAAATTTCAAGTCATATTTGAAACATAGTTATAAAATATATAAATCATAACTGCATTTTCACTCATTTTTCTTTTTGGTAGGTGTAATCAATGTCTTCTATGTTTTCTGGATTTTATATGTTTTCTGGATTTTCTCCTTTTATATTTACCTCCTCGTCCAATTCTACCTTGTTGTCCAAGCATAGCATTAGCTGCTAATGAACCTTGTCTATCTTCATAAATATTTTGTTTTCCTAAATTAGAAGTTGATAATTGCTGAATCTCACCTTGTCTTTCATTTAACTTATCAATCTGTGATTGAGTTGACCTGATTCTACTTTCATTCAAA